CTGGTGGATTTTGGGAGCGCGGTGTTTGGATTTGGAGAAAATCAGCGGATCTGTATGGGAACAGAAGGCTTTGCAGCTCCAGAACAATATGAGGGAAAAGTAAACAGCTCCAGTGATCTTTATGCTTTGGGAAAAACATTACAGGCGCTGGCAGGAAAAAACTGGTTATCCGTTTTGTGGAAAGCTCCGGGATTTGCTTTGTTTCTCTATAAATGTACCCGGCCTCAGGGGAAAAGACGATTTGAAAATGCGGCACAGGCAAGAAAAATGCTTTCTGGTATAGGAAAAAGAAAAGGGCTTGCCAGAAAAAATGCAGCGGTGGTGATTGGAACTACGGGGATTTTGCTGGCTGCAGGTGTATTTCTTGCAGGATCAGAGCAGCAGGCAACTTTCGAAAGTGCATTGGCAGAAGTAACGAAAGGATATTACGAGATAGAGGAAAATGAGTCTTCTTCGTTGTCAAAGAAATTTGCAGCAGAAGCGGATAAAAAAAGTACAGACAAAGAAGCAGATAAATTTCTTCTTAAAAAATGCGAGCATGCAGAAAGTGCTTTGCAAAAACTGCAAAAAGAATATACGAAAGATGAAGAGCAGAGAAAATTGCTTTTATTATTGGCGGTAAATGCGGAACTTCAGAAAGAGTGGGAACGGGCCGCCGTGTATTATGAGCAGCTGCTTTTGTATGCGCCGGAATTTGCAGAAGGGTATGGGAAATATGGACTGTTCCTTTTGCGAAGAGGTCAGAAGAATTCCAGCAGGAGACTTTATGTTTTATACAGAAGCAGTAAGGCAGATGGGACGGATTGTAAGAGCGTTGAAATCTGGGAAAAACAGATGGAAAGTGAAACAGGTGAGGGGAAATGAAAAGATGGAGAAGCATAAGGAGAAAAATTGCGAAAAATTCAAATCGAAAAGGTATATATTCGCACAGCATCTGGAATAACTTTCGGAAACCTGGAATTTATCTGATGGTGACAGTGATTTTATTTATTACCAAAGTTGGTATACTTTACACTTATGGTGGGGAATTTGGAGGATTTGATATCGATATTGGTGCTGATGAAGGTATATTTGATAATTGGGAGGAGGCTGAAGGAAATCAGGAAACTACGGAGCCAGAGCAGAAAGAAAATGGGAGCAGCAATGGTAATGAGAGTAATAACAACAGCAATAATGACAGCGCGAATGGCGGTATTAGCAGTAATGACATAGAAAATGACGATAATAATGACAGTCATAATAGCGGCAGCAGTAACGATAATAACAGCGGGAATAATAACGGTAACAATAGCAGTAATAGCAACGCAGGAGCTGGCTTGTCGAAAACAGAGAATGGTGATAACACAGGTGATAAGGAGGGCTGGGAAAAACCTCAAGCTGCGGGTTCTGAGAGAAGACCAAAAGAAAACAAGAAAGAAAACAAGAAAGAAAATAGTGTCACGGCAGCCTCACCGGCAAACAAAAACGCAGAGAATAAGAAAACGAATATAAATGCAGATAACATTGACAATGGAACTGAGTCTAAAAGCAATACTACAAAAAAGACTCCCCGTGTAGAGAAGAATAGAGCAAAAAGCAAAGAAGAAAAGTCAGAAGATACCGCAGCAGATGAAAATATAAGTGAAAGCAGGATTACTGCCAGAGAAACAAAGAATACTGATCGGAAAAAAGAGAATAGGGCCAAAGCAAAAATTACGGAATGTTCCAAAAAAGAAAATACCAGTGAGTACTTGAAGCTTACAGGAGCCGGCACGGTTTTTACAGCAGTAGGAATGGCAAAGACATCTCATGGACTTGGATTCTATAACAGAAATGATGAAAATAGAGAAAAAAATGAAAACACAGATAAAAACACAGATAAAAACAATAACATAAATGATGATGAAAATAGCACAATACGTTTTGTACACGAAGAAACAGTCCCTGTAAATGAATATCCTGAAATACAAGTTATAAGAACTACCGGTGAGCAGGATGTTACAATTCTGTCTTTGAACTTAAATGGTGATGAGATTTTCTGGCACCAGGAGGGGGATACCCTTATATTTGACCAGCCGATTACAGCGAAGGAAAAACCGGCTGAAAAAAGTGAGGTGAAAGAATGAACCGCAACAGTGAATACAACTTTGCACAAAATCCGCAGGTCGGAATAAGCCGCAGCCGATTCCAGCGCAACAGCGACAACAAAACGACCTTCAACGCGGGTGATCTCATCCCAATCTATCTGGACGAGGTGTTGCCGGGTGATACGCACCAAATCGACGTTGCCTGTGTAATGCGAATGGCAACGCCCATCTTCCCGGTGATGGACAACGCCTTTTGTGACTTCTACTTCTTCTTCGTGCCGAACCGCCTACTCTGGGAGCACTGGAAGGAGTTTATGGGGGAGAACAAAGAAACCGCATGGACACCTAAGACAGAATACAGCGTGCCACAGGTGAAAGCACCAGCAGGCGGATGGGAAGAAGGCACGCTGGCGGACTATCTGGGGCTGCCTACCAAAGTTGAAGGCATCAGCGTAAGCGCTCTGCCTGGGCGGGCATACGGCCTAATCTACAACGAATGGTTCAGAAACCAAAACGTCACGCAGCCGACGCTTGTAGAGGTGACGGACGCAACGACGACCGGCAAAAACGACGGCAGCGCCACCAACGACAGCGCTATCACGTTAGCAAAGCCTCTCAAGGCGGCGAAAGTGTTTGACTACTACACCGGAGCTTTGCCGGAGCCGCAGAAAGGCGAACCGATTACTATTCCGCTGACCGGAAGTGCAAGAGTTGCCGTATACGAATACGACAACACACACCCGGACGCGCCGACAAAAAAATACGGCGAATCAATCACCAAGCCGCAGCTGGGAAACACACTCACTAGTCCGGAAGGTTATAGCAACTACATTCTGTACGACTCACCTGTGAAGCCGGGAGTGCTGGCGGCAGATATGAGCAGCGTAACCGCAGCGACCATCAACCAGCTCCGGCAGGCTTTCCAGATTCAAAAGCTGCTGGAAAAAGACGCACGAGGCGGCACGAGATACCGCGAGGTACTGCGCGAGCACTTCGGGGTTATCTCTCCTGACTCTCGTATGCAGATTCCGGAATATCTGGGCGGCTACAGACTGCCTATCAACGTGTCTCAGGTTATTCAGACCTCTTCGAGCGACGACACGAGTCCGCTGGGCAACACAGCGGCGTTGAGTGTAACCACCATGAACAAACCTATGTTTACCAAGTCCTTTACTGAGCATGGTCTCATCATGGGCCTGGCAGTCGTCCGTACCGACCAGACCTATCAGCAGGGTATCGAGCGCATGTGGAGCCGCAAAGGCCGGTATGATTACTACTGGCCGGTACTGGCAAACATCGGCGAGCAAGCCATTCTCAATAAAGAAATCTATGCACAGGGCAACACGAAAGATGAAGAGGCGTTCGGCTACCAAGAGGCATGGGCCGACTACAGGTACAAGCCAAACAAAGTAACTGGGCTTTTCCGGAGCAACGCAGCACAGAGCCTCGATGCATGGCACTATGCACAAGATTACAACGCACTGCCCACGCTAAGTACGGCATGGATGGAGCAGACCGACACCGAAATGAAGCGGACTCTTGCGGTACAGTCTCAGCCGGACTTTATTGCAGACTTCTACTTTATGAACAAAACAACGCGGTGTATGCCGGTGTACAGCGTTCCCGGCCTCATCGACCATCACTAAAGAAAGGAGACAGCCGGGGCAAAACCCGGCTATTTTAGTACATGTCATTTTTAGCAGCACTAGCAACAGGAGCAAAAGTACTAGGTGGCGTAAGCGGCCTCATAAACGCCGGAACAGGCATCTTTAACGCACTCAAAGGCACATCGGGTAGCGGAGCAACAAGCTCAAGTGGATACCAGACAAGCCAAGGCGCAAGCGGCTCAACCATGACCGGCGAAAGCGGCGTAAATATTGACCAAACAAAAGACCTAGCCAAATACTTCTTAGGACAGAGCCAGCAAGCACAGGGCATGCAAAGCCTACAAAACAACAAAAACAGTCTCACGGCACTAGGCTTAAACACCTTAGGAGCCATCCAGCAGGGCATTTATAACCGCATCCAGCAGGATGCAGCAATGTCCTACAACTCAGCTGAGGCAGCAGCTAACAGAGCGTGGCAGGAGCGCATGAGCAACACAAGCTATCAAAGGGCAATGGCCGACATGCAAAAAGCAGGGCTTAATCCTATACTGGCCTACGCACAAGGCGGGGCAAGCACTCCAACGGGAGCACACGGAACAATCGGACAGAGCAGCATAAGCGCGCCAAGCGTAGGGACACAGTCGGCCAGTATGCCGACAATCTCCGGCACAATGGCAAACTATAGCCGCCAAAAAGCCGAAAGCTGGTCATGGACAGACTCACACGGAGAGCAGCACAGCAGCGGCTACAACAGCTATCAGACGGACTTCCCGGACTTGACCGGATGGCTCAACCAAAACAACAACAGCGGCAAAAGCACAGCAGCTGGAGGCGGCAAAAAAGATGAACAGGGCTTCGGCGGCAGCAAG